ACATTTTTTGGAAAAGATGACTGAACCTAACGAATTTGGTAAAGCACTACAAGAATGGTGGGATTCTGATGCTTGCAAGAATCTTCAGAAAGAAACTGAAGAAGCAAAGCAAAGAGCAGTAGGGAAGTATTTTATGCTTTCTGAAGATGACAAATTGGATATGGTTCAGGCAATCTGCTACATCATGTGTAAGGCAGAAGAGGAAGGTTCCTCTCATCGTAGTCTTATGGATTCATTGGGAATCTATCCTTCTGGTTTCTGGATTGATAATCTGATGGATGTTCATAATGCTTTATGGTCTTATTATCATGATCAGAAGAATAAGAAAGAACTTCAAGATGATCTAGATGCCCTTGATGGTTTTGTTACTTAATGTAACGCGATCCCGAAGAAAACATTAAGTTTCTACATAATAATGAAGATAAAGTGTTAAAATCAACACAATCGCACTTGAGGATCATGACTCTTTCCAAAACAAGCACAGAAGAACTTACAATAGAAGAGTGGGATGAACTTGTTGCTTTAAAAGAAGCAATTAATACTAATCCTGCTGCGGTTCATCCAGATAAAATGGAAAAGTTTACCGAATTGTTAGTTCGTTCTCTTGAAGGAAAGTGTGATCCTCCAGTTCCAAAAAACTGGAGAGGTAGTTTGTTAAGTGAATGAATTTACATCATTGAAAAAAATCTTAAATGAATTTTTTGACTTAGAACAATCAAATCTTCCAGTTCAGTTTTCAAATTCAATTCAAAAAGGTGAAACAATTTTATCATCTTATCTCTGGACAACAAAATTTTGTCGTAGAATTAGATTGTGTGAATTACAAGTTTCTAACAAGTTTTATGCTGAAAGTTTAGTCATTTATCCAGATTTTTGCTATGAAACACCAATATTTGGGACAGAATATTTAAAAATTGGTGAAAAGAAATATTTTGGTGCGATAGATTTTCATCCTATTTCTAAAAACATTGAATATCTTACTTTTTTAAAAGAATTTCCAAATAAAAAAATAGATGATAGTTTTTTTTATGATCTAGACCAATTCTTCTCACCAAAATTGTGGTTGCATAAAAGACATGAAGATTTTTATAACGAATACCAGATTATGGTAAAATGTTTTCTACATCAATATCAAAAATGTTTGTGGAATTCTCAAAAAATACTTAAATCGCAAAAAAATATTCATGTAAAATATAATAAATGCATGGCAACAAATGATCCTGCATTTGGCATTTTGAAGTCATACTTTGGTAAACAATTTGCTGAAGAATACATTCATAATTTTCTGTTTTCAAATAAATAATCTCAACAAATTCATAGAACTATGGATAATATTCAAAAACACATTGAAAAGGATAAAAATATATTGGATGACCCAACAATTTCTCCACAATCACGTAGACATCTTGAAGATGAACTTGATGCTCTTCAATCATATAAAGAAAATCATCCCGAAGATGATCACGATCCAACACCACTAGAACTTTATTGTGATGCAAATCCTAATGCTCTTGAATGTAGAATTTATGAGGACTGAGGACAGTCTATAAAGTGGCACATAGAAGGTTCTCAGGTTGCTAGGGACCCATTATAATATTGAGGTAATCAAGAGGAGACTCTTATGACCACCACCTTCGCTGACTACGCTGCTCAACAGGATGCCCGCAACACCATTCAGTTGAATATTGTTAAGTATGGTCTGATGCTGTGTGATGCTCTCACACAAGATGCTCCTGATGGTTATGGTTACGAACTGAATTCCTCTGGTCGTAAGTATCACAAAATCTTTATGTGCATCAATGGTCGTCGTGACAGCATTCACGCTTTCATTGATAAAAAAACTGGGCAGGTTTACAAACCTGCCAGTCTCAAAGCACCTGCCAAAGGTGTTCGCTATGATCTTCGCATCATTGAGCAGCGTGAATGGTTGCTGCAACATGCAGACTGGGCAGGTGGTTATTTGTATGCACGATGATGACATTCTTTCTGTGGTGGTTGGGAGCATCCATAGTTGCTCTGTATTTTAATTACTGTCTTCATGCAAATAATGACAACGACCGATAAACTTATCTTTATTTCTTCGTTCATTTGGTTTCTTCATTGGGGTTCATGTCTTACATCACGCATTCTGGATACGGTTATTCTAAACGCCTCTGTGAGGACGTTACCACTTGGTTTCTGAATCGATTTCTGCCTCGTCATCAGATTGAGGTGGAGATTCTTCATCGTGGACTAAAACGTGAGGCAGTGTATGGTTACTGTGATTATACGGGTGAATCCTATCGTCCGCGTGAGTTTCTGATTGAACTTCAGACCTTTATGAATGAAGAGTTGTATATCAAAACTCTTTTGCACGAACTGGTTCATCTGCGCCAGTGGGTGATTGGTTCGCTGCGGTCCAAGCGCGGAAAAATGTATTATGGTAAAGAATGCGTCGAAGATATTGATTATTGGGAACAACCGCATGAGATTGAGGCACGTCAGCAAGAAGAGATTCTATATTTGGAGTATCTAATTGAAAAGAACCCTGTGCCAGTTCCACAAGTGGCACAGTTCTTCCCCAATCGTCTCAGACACCTGCTATAATTACAGAGTAATCAAGAGAGCACCACTCATGACTGACTTCCCCACGCTTCACTCCAAAGATGGCACGATGGTCGTTCAATACTATCCTGTGAAAACTCCCTATGGTGACATCAGCACCGAATGGTGTCTGCAAGTTCTGCACTGGGAAGGTATTGAGCAAATGTCCAAGAAGTTTCTGAATCGTGTGGAGAAAACTCTTGCGATTCGTGAGCGTGTTTCTCTTGGTTATGTTGTGACTGCCGACAATAGCAATCTGCCTCAACTTGGCAATCCTTTTCATGGTGCCTGCTGAAATGAACATCACAAAAACCTATTTGCTTGGAATTGCACTGCTAATGTATATGTCTTATGCCGCTCGGCATGATACATATAAACAGAAACAACAAGAGGCACAGATTCATCACGAATATTGTGCTTCATTTCCACAAAAGTGTAGGTAATGGAATCCAAGGCTAGAGTTCTTTCAAGTATTACAATTGTCTTTGCATTTTATATGACGTTGTATCATGACACGTCAGTCGGTGCAAGATTGTATATGATTGGAAATCTTCTGGCACTTCCTTATATGATTCGCAATCGTTGTTGGGATGTGGTTGCACTGTTGACTTTTTTGATTATTATGGGACTACCAAAAGTTATCGGAGGACACTGATGGAATTCACACTCGAACAAAGAAAACTTATCTACAATGCCGTGAGATATTATCAAATCAATCGTGTGTCCCATAATGGCAAAGACTATCGCAATCTGGATGAAATTCTAAATGGATTATTTTCGGAGGTGATTGATTCTGTGCCAGTTGCCATTCCTCCTCATCGACCCTCTACTGGATTCGGAACCACATTATGAACAACAAAGATCTACAAGAATTCATTGCAGCATTTGATGATTTTATGAAACATTTTGAAGCAGAAGAACTTTACTATGAAGGACGTAAGGTTTATGAAAATCACCGTGCCGAAGCACGACGGATTCAAGAACAAGAAATTGAGGCAAAAGCAGCAGAACTGGAAGTAACGTGTGATTATTATATGATGGAGTTTATGTGAAACAAGAAATGAAACTTTTATTCGCACTCAATCAAATTGAAAACATCACTCAACTGATAAAGGATAATGAGTATGAGTCTTATTTGATTTCTCATCTAACACCCATTCATACGGAACTGTCAAGGCAGTTGACAAATATAAAACAATCACCTAAAATGAAGGAGTAATTAATCGCAGGAAATGAAGTATCTTTACATTATTGATTATTGGGTTCCGTTTCCTTCTTCAGAATACGGTGGACTAGTGAATTTGATTGCTGAGTCAGATGGTGAGGCATTTCAACTTCTTTCGGATGAAGAATCATTTGATGATCGGTATCAAAGTCGTATTATGGAAAGAGTAATCAATGCACAAAAATTTGCATTAGTTGATGAGTATGAATCAGGAATTTTGGAGGCATTTACCACATGACACAACTTTATCGTATTGAAGAATTGTATACTGCTGGATGGACGCTCATCGATGAGACTGCATCCAAATTAACAAAAGAACAGTGCAATGAACGACTGCAGTATTATATTGCAGAAGGATATAATCCAAATTATCTTCGTGCCGTGCCTGATGTTGAATGAATTTCCACATAGAGCACCAATAAATTATACTTATGAATTCGAAAATTGGAATTCTTCTACTGTTCGCATTATGATGTCTTGCAGTAGGAAATTTGATTATAATCTTGGTGCCCGAACAAAAACTGTATGGGGATTTTATAAACCAAAAAAACGACTCTATTATGCACCAATCAATGCCAAAACAATTGGTAAACAAGTAGATATTGATGATACATCTCCATATTCGGCAATGCCATTAAATAAAACAGCATTAGAAAAAGCATTTCTATGAAAACTTTCTATCAAGGATTGGAAGTTAAATACAAGGATCATGTTGGATTTGTTGATTTTATATGTGATCAGTATATTACAATTTGCCTAAGACAATTCGACCATCGATCAAGATCTGTGTGTATGCTTGTCTATTATTCAGAATGGAAAGATGTAGAACTGCTAAAACAATCTGATAAATGAAACAAAAAAATGCATGGAGATGGTGGTCAAAAGCATTAGGAGAAAAGGCATCTAAATGCGATAAAGAGTCTGATCGAATTGCTTTTATACGGACTCTTATATTTCTCACTTATCTTCTTACTAATATTTTTATCGTTGCAGGTGTTTTAAGACATTGGAACGATCCTCCCTCAATCATTTTACATTATTATGAAATACCAAGTGATTTACACCAGAAACAAGAAAAAAAGTCAATCAAAACAAATAGCAACATTTTATAAAATTGAAGATGCGTCATTCTGGGAAAAACACGTTACTGAAGAAGGGTTTACTAATGTTGAAATTGTTCCGATCTTTTGAAATGAAACTATTTGCTACTGGAATTATCTTTGGATTTATTTTGGCAATTGTTCAGCATTAGTGGACAGTTTTTTAACTGGCACATGGGAAGATTCAATGATCCCTTTTTGCTTTATACTACGATTATTCACAAAACACCATTCATGCAAAACCTTCATCTTGATCATCCCGAAGACAGCATCCTGACGGGTGATTTGAATGTGTTGGACTGGTTTGTGGCAGCAGGAACTCTGTCGGTCAAGATGGATGGTGCTCCTGCGATTGTGTGGGGCATTGATCCTGCAACCAATACATTCTTTGTTGGCACCAAAGCAGTTTTTAACAAAGTCAAGATTCGCATTGCACATTCTCATGAAGAGATTGATCAACATTATGAAGGTAATGTGGCAGAGATTTTACATAAATGTCTTGATTATCTGCCCCGAACTGAACGTATCTTTCAAGGTGATTTCATCGGTTATGGGGGAGATTGCGAATATACTCCTAATACCATCACTTATCAGTTTCCTGAGTTTGTAGATCAGAAGATCATTATTGCTCCTCATACTGTATATGAAGCGAATGATGATCTGCGTGATAGTTGGGCAAATCCATTGATGTTGAATCTGGACAGCACTGAGAATGTGTTGTTTGTGAAACCAACAGCATATATTCTACAAAATCAACTGTCATTTGCTGATGTAGAGGAAGTATGTGACTTTGCCCGTCAAATGTCTACTGTGATTAATTTTGCTTCTAAATCCGAAGCAGAAAAGATTAAAAAGCAAATTAATGCTCATATTCGTGAGCAGCGTGACATCAACACTGAAGACTTTGAATGTGATCGTCTGTTGATTGAATTTTGGAAACTGATTAAGTCCATCAAGGAAGATTGTCTGTTCCTCTGTCGCAATGATGGTCCTGCTGCTTATATTGGACAGGATCGTATTGATGCAGAGGGTTATGTGATGTCCAATGAGTATGGAACTTATAAACTGATTAAACGCGAAGTATTCTCTCACGCAAACTTCACAATGGAGAAGGCATGGTCTAAATAAAAATAAAAAATGAAGACCTTCTCACAATTCATGTCGGAAAGTGGTGGATCTCCAGGAAGACCATATATTCCACAACCTGGACCAACAAAACCAACACAACCAGAAGAAGGTTTTGATGAATTTCGCAAAAAATATGGTTTGCCACCAAAAAATCCAATTAAATTAGCGAAAGCAATTAAGGAAGATTTTGGCAAACAAAAAGAATTTGAACAAGAGCGTAAAAAGCGTCGTAGACCTGCCGCTGTCAAAGCAGCAGATAGAGATTTAGCAAAACTTAGTTATATGCTCAATCTGGATCGTCCAGGACGCTAAGTGGATACTTTAAGAACTGTCACAGTCCCCCCCAGAATCGCCTCCAGTGCCTTTATAATAAGAGAGTCAACACAGCACACCTCTCATGATCGCTGACACCGTTCAAGATCAACAGATCCGTCGGTCCATTCAAAAGAATGTGAATGAAATGGATCTTCGTCTGCTTCAACGCATTGCTTATGAAGTAAGATGTGAAGAACTTGGTATTCATTCTGATACTTGGAAACTTTTTCCTGAAGAATGATGTTATGATTAATTTTATCTCTGGCACAATCTTTGGTATTATTGTTGCAACCATTGGATTTACTCCTGTTGCAAATGCACTCAATGGTATGATGTTTCAAATTCAGAAACAAACTGTTGAAATGAATCGCCCTACACTACCACCTCCACAACAATGAATGAAACCAGTTGTTATGATATGACTCCTGTTACAATGGAGTTCACCTATGAAGAGCACGATCTTCTGAATAGTATTATATGTCATGCATTTGATGCAGTGGATATTGTAATTCCGTGCATTTATGATCTTCCAGAAGACTCTGATGTTCGACAGCGTTATGAAATGCTCAATAAAATAAAAAATCGGTCTTATGCTCTTTGGTCAAAACGTTATGGTGATTGGGAATGACTTCTAACAACAACACTTCTTCTTCTGGTGGACTTGGTTTCACTGGCGCACTGACTATTCTGTTCATTGCACTGAAACTCTGTCATGTGATTAACTGGTCTTGGTGGTGGGTATTGTCTCC